TCTGTCCTTCCGTCTCGGTTGGACAGCGAGCGGAGCGGGGGCGGTCCTCCTTACTTTATTTCACCTAACCAACTAACATTAAACTTATGACTATCAAAAATCATTTTTCCCCTGGTCCCGCCTCTAGGTATCCTAATCGTGGCGGTAAACGTTTAACTCGTCCTGATGGCGAGGTTGTTTCCCTGGGCGAGATTGTCGCAATGCACATGCGAGGCCAGGATATTTCTCTCTATGTTCGGAATGTTAATTATGAATTTAAAGATGAAGATCATGTTACCCATGATCGTCTTTCTTTTCATTCCGTTTCTAATATGGATTTTGTCGATAGACATGAAGTAATACAACAGCATCAACAAGATGTTGATGCACTCAAAAGTGAGCATGCTAATCAGCTCACGCTACAAGCCGAAGCGGATGCAAAGGCTCTAGAGCTTGCTAAAGCTCAAAAGGAAGAGTCCGAGAAACCACCGGTGTCTCGATCTAAGAAGTATTCCAAGAATACTGATGCTAATAATGATGAATAAACTTTTTATTCTTCTATCAGCGTGGGGCGCGCCCCAGGCGAAGCGGGACAAGTGGACACTTAAGGTTCGCGGTATTTGCAGGCTAGGACGCAGGACGACGCTGCAAATCATAGAACCGGTGTCCCTTGCCCTATGCAAGCCTGGGATCAGCGCACCGAGGGTCCAAAGGACCCTAAGCCCTACGCTATATCACAACAAACGCAACGCGTTTGTCTATTTGTCAGGTGGCCTGCCACCGTGACAATTTCGCACTATACTATCTTGATATATAGTGCTCTCCGACACACTCCTGATTATCAGGAGGTTCGGAGCTTGTTTTGCTAAACTTTTTTAAACAGTTTTACCCAATGTTTGATGATCCATCGTATCAACCAAAAACTAACTCAACCGGCTCTATGGGTCCACTAATTCCTCTCATAATTGGCGCTGGTAGTGCTATCTACAACGCCATTAGTTCAAATGCTCAATCGAATTTGGACCGTACTCAGTCTAACGCCAATTTGATTTTACAGAATAAAGCTAATCGCGACTTGCAACAACAGGAGTTCGATAATAATCGACGAATGTGGGACCAGGCGAATTCCTATAATTCGCCACAACAACAAATGGCTCGTCTTAAACTTGCCGGTCTTAATCCAAACCTGGTGTACGGTAACGGTAATCCAGGTGGGAACTCTTCGTCCTCTATTCCTCAATATCAGGCGCCAACTCAGTCCTATGATATCAAAGCTCCTGACCTTTCCATGCAGATGCCTAATCTGATTGCTACCTATCAAGACATGGAATTTAAAAAGGCTCAGATTGATAACGTTAAGGCGCAAACGGACAACACTATTGTTGGTACCGCTAATGATGTAATTGCAGGAAAATTCGCGGATCGTACTCTTGAAGATCGCGTACTGCGTAATCATGTTGATTACGAAAGGGCTAATTATGACCGTATTACTGCGGCTACTGAAGCGGCTAAAGCTCCCCAGCTTGCCCGCTATCAATTAGACCTTAACTCTGAAAACGTTAAACGTGCCGGCCTTGTAAATGATAAAATCATGCAAGACATTCTATTTCGAAAGTATGAGAATGAATGGATGAAAAAAGGCGTCACTCGTTCTGATAACGTTATTCTTCGTATGCTTACGCGGGACCTTGGTTCTGGTGATTCAGTTATCCGATCAATGATTGATCGTATGAAATCACCCATTAACCAAACTCAACAGGTCCCATCCGGTGATATTCCGCATGGAAAACACCGTACTAATTATCGTCATCACATTACACCTAAACACTAAACTTTTATGAGATTCAAAAAACGTTCTTCTCACAAGTATTCAAAGCGTCGTTCAAAGCACCGTAGTTATTCACGCGGGGGTGCGCTTGGTATGCGTGGCGGTATATCGCTACGCTAATGCCTTGCGTTAATCCGCAAACTAATCGCGACGGTTATACCTTTCCGTGTGGCTTTTGCAACATGTGTTTGCAAAAGAATCGTATGGATTGGTGTTTTCGTTTGTCTGAAGAACAACGTGGTTCGTTCTCTTCTCACTTTTTAACTCTTACCTATGAGTCAGCGCCCGCCGATCTGGTTCCAAAGGACCTACAAGATTTTACGAAGCGTCTCCGGACCTTTCAAGCTCGGCAATATGACGGCTTGGTACCTCTTCGTTATTACTCTGTTGGCGAGTATGGCGAGCTGCGTGGGCGTCCTCATTATCACTCGATAATGTTTAACATGATACCTCACACTGTTGAGTGTATTGAAAAGATATGGCGGTCTGGTTATACCGCTCCAGGCGTGAAGCGTGGAGCGGTACATGTCGGAACGGTTACCGGTCCGTCTATTGGTTACGTTACCGCCTATTGTATTAATCGCTTTAATTCTCCTGGGCGCGAGCCGCCCTTTTCGCGTATGTCGAAAAACCCTGGTATTGGGGCCAACTATTTGACTCCTTCAACTATTCAATTTCATAAAGATGGTCAAATTGATGATGTATCTCGATATGGTGTATCGGCCCACATGGCTCGTTACTATCGTTATCGGATTTTTGATTATGACGAACGTCTACTCCTTCGAGCTCGTCAGCTCGCAAAGATGGAATCACAATATGAAAAGGACATTCAGGCCTTGTCTAAGTTTTCTAAAAATCCTTATTACTACTATGGTGAGCGTCAACGTTTCGCGAACGATGTGATTGGCTCACAACTTAATTACACCTTTTAACCATTTATCTATGAATATTTTTGATAAATCTCCTAAGGCAAAATTGCCTTACTCCCGTTTCGATCTTTCTCACTCTCGTAAATTCTCTATGAAGTTCGGCACGTTGGTTCCTCTTTATTTTGAGGAAGCTGTGCCAGGTGATAAAGTTCGGATGACTCCTGAAATTTTGGGCCGTATGGCTCCAATGATTTCTCCTGCTTATGCTCGTGTCAAAGTTAAGATAGAGCATTTTTTTATTGCTAAGCGTATTCTCTGCGATGAATACGATACGTTTCGTACAGGTGGTGAGGATGGCATGCAAGCTCCTGTAATGCCTCACTTCAATCCTGCAGATATTACTTCAATTCCTAAGGCATATTTTGCCCCTGGTACTTATTGGGACTTTTTAGGACTTCCTTGCATTGATCCGTTATCAAGCAATGCTACTCCTATTTCATGTCCTGACTTTCTCTCCGCTCTTCCTTTCAGGGCTATTCAACGAGTTTACAACGAATGGTATAGGATTCCTGGTCTTACTCATGAGTGGCCTGAAATGAATACTACATCTGGCCAGATTTCTTCTGCTGAAGCTACTGCGTTGATCATGCAGGCTAATGAGCTTGGCTCTCCTGAAAATCTTTTGTGTCGTCGTGCCTGGGAACGTGACTATTTCACATCAGCACAACCGGACGCCCAGCGAGGGGGTGCTGCTGCTGCTCCTATTGATATTGTTTATCACAGTGTTTCTCCGGTTGCTAATTCTGCCGGTGGCCCTGCGGCCGACGGTCCCTTAAGTTCTACTGGTGGTATATTAACAGATGTCGGTGGCGGAGCTCGTATTGAAAATATCGGCTCTGCTTCTGTTCTTGCTGAGTCTATTCGTCTTGCTGAAAAGGTTCAGCAGTTTCTTGAGGCCATGCAACGCGGTGGCTCTCGTTATGTTGATTTTCTTTTTCAAATCTTCCGTCGTAAATCTCAGGACTCAAGATTACAACGTCCTGAGTTTTTAGGTGGTCACACCGGTAACTTCCAAATTTCGGAAGTCCTTTCAACTGTTCAGTTTGAAGGAACCACTGAACTTCCCCAGGGTAATATGGCCGGACATGGTATACATGTCGGGCATGGTGGTGGTTTTTCTTATACTGCCCCTGAAGATGGCTATTTCCTTTCTTTTATTTCTATCGTTCCTGAAGGTGGTAACTACGGTGCGGGAATGAGTTCTGGAATTCCTAAACTCTTCCAACGTCGTACTCGTTTTGATGAGTACATTCCTCATTTTGCTCACCTTGGTGAGCAACCTGTATTAACTGGTGAGCTCTCTACCTCTTTAGAATTAGCCGATATTGAAACTCAGTCTAAAACTGTATTCGGTTATGTTCCACGTTACTCTGAATTTAAATGGCATGCATCATCTGTGCATGGCGATTTCAGATCAACTTTGGATTTTTGGCATATACATAGAGGCTTTACGCCTTCAGATATTGCCGTAAATAATCCTACTCTCAACAATAATTTTCTTACTATCAACGATCAATCCGATGAGCTCAATCGGATTTTTGCCGTTGAGCAGGGCGATCATTTTTGGATTCTTGCGCACAATAACGTTAGTGCTCTCCGCCCTATTCCTTACAACCCTATTCCTTCTAACTAATGGAGATTTCACAACGTACTCGTGCTGCTGCTATCTGGGAAAATATTGTTCGCGACAAACGAACCCAACTTAATATTGATTTCCCTCCTGGCGCATGCCTTATCTCATGGGGACCAAATTTCAATGCCTCAAATGTTTTAACCTCTGTCCTTCCGTCTCGGTTGGACAGCGAGCGGAGCGGGGGCGGTCCTCCTTACTTTATTTCACCTAACCAACTAACATTAAACTTATGACTATCAAAAATCATTTTTCCCCTGGTCCCGCCTCTAGGTATCCTAATCGTGGCGGTAAACGTTTAACTCGTCCTGATGGCGAGG